CAAAAATACAAAAAAAAATGAAAAGATATATAGTAGTATCAGATACTGAAAGAGAGCGTTTGGTGCGTGTTTATAAAGTTAATGCTCGCACAGTGTATAACGCATTGACATATTCAAGCGACAAAGGTCGTGGATTTACAGATACAGCAAAGCGAATTAGAGAAGACGCCTTAAGACATGGTGGAATTATCATGAATGGCGATTGCGTGGAGATGGAAACTCTTCACTTTCACGATAAAACAATTGTGCAAGTATTTCCTGCAGATAGAGAGATACGCATTAGTGGAGACAAAGCAAGACTTTACAAACAAGGCAAACTAATAAAAGAAATCGAAACCCCACTTATTGCAGAATTGGAAAAACTTCAAGATGAAATTCGCCCACATTTAAGAGATTATACTAACGTCCAAAGATTATAATAATGATAGAATATTACAACGATAAACTTTGCATAGCGTCAAATGAGCTCGTTGAGCGAGGTCTTATTTCCTATGACAACTATAAAAAAATGGTTGCACGAAAAAAGTTTTGTGTTGTACGCCAAGGAAAAGGATTAGGTAATTACGCTTTAGTTGCGGTTGATAGTCTTCCATCTGATATGAAAGAAGCTGTTATAGAGTGGTATCCAAATATCGAAATAACACGCCTTGTAAAATGGATAAAAGACAACTATATCTACGATAGAAATGCTTACAATTTCTATTCAGACGAGGAGTTATGCGGTGCAAAGCTTTCACAAAAGCATATCTTAGAATACACCAACAATGCAAGTGTAATTCAGTGTGCAATATCACTTTATAATAATGCAAAAGCGCAGCACCAAGTGATGGGTGAAAGATATGACTGGGAGATGATGACACAGTGTCTGGACTTGATAAAAAAGGAATTCAACCACACTCTGCCTTCAAGTGTTATTCGCTTTCGAAAGAAAGTGAACGAATTTAAGAAGCAAGGATATAAATGTTTGATAAGTGGCAAATTTGGTAATCAAAACACCAGACGAGTTGACTACAAAACAGAGCAATTGATTCTTGGTTTAGCAATACAGGGCAATCAGCCCTTTGCAAAGCAAGTTCACGACATGTATATTTCTTTCGTTTGCGGTGAAATTGAAGCTTTCGACCCCTCTACAGGTGAAATGTTCAACCCAGAAGACTTTGTAGACAAGAAAGGCGAACCTAAAAAATTGAGCGAAGCAACCATAAACTTCTATATGAATAAACCTAATAATAAGGTTTTGATTGAGCATAAATTGAAGAGCTGGACCAGCTTTATGCATGAAAATGCGCCACACGTGCATCGTCATGCTCCAGAGTTCTCACTTTCAAAAGTCAGCTTCGATGATAGAGATTTGCCACGTAAGCTAAAAGACACAAAACTTAGACCAAAAGCATATTATGCTTATGATGTTGCAAGTCAATGTGTAGTTGGATTTGCTTACAATCGCTATAAAACAACTGATATCGTAATAGAATGCTTTAGAAGTATGTTTAGACTACTTGATAGACACGGCTGGGGTACTCCTGCGCAAGTCGAGGTTGAAAATCACTTGATGACACAGTGGAAAGACAACTTCCTAAAAGCTGATGTGATGTTCCCATTTGTGCGCTTCTGTGCTCCTCAAAACTCGCAAGAGAAGTATGCAGAACCAATGAACGGTGGAAAGAAGAAAGCCGTTGAACACCGCAACCACTTAGGCATTGGACGCTTTTATGGAAAAGGCAAATGGCGTACAGAGAGCAAGAAGATAAGCGATGCAAGTAATGACTCATACGAAGATAAAGAATATTACACCTGGGAGCAATTGATATTAGAGGATGCTTGCGACGTAATGGAATGGAATAACTCATTACACCCAAACCAAAAGAAGTACAAAGGTATGACACGCTGGCAAGTATTTGAAGCAAATATCAATCCTACGCTTCAACCAATTAATAAAGCTGTTTTAGCAAGATATATTGGTGAAAAAGTGGAAACGAGCATCAGACGAAACAGCTATTGCAGAGTTGATCATCAAGACTGGTGGTTAAGCGACACAAGCGTTCTTGAAAAACTTGCGCCAAACAACATGAAGGTGGACGCTTACTATATTCCAGATGAAGAAGGAAAATATAATGAAGTGTTCATTTATCAAAATGATATGCTGGTTGATAAACTAGAAAATTTAGGCACATTCAACACTGCAGATGCAGAGCAAACAGAAGAGGATAAGGCTATATTCTTGAAACAGCAAAAGAAGATTGCTTCTTTTAATAACTATCTAAAGAATAACGCTATTAGTCATGTAGGAGTATTGAAAGAAAGAGATAGCTATGTGGAAGATGTGGAAGACCTCGAAGTAAAAACGCCAATCTCCAATAATGATGAAGACTACAATAATTACTTAGGTAGTTCTTGGGCACAAGACTATGCAAAGAAAGGATTAGAAGACCATTAAACAACGTTCAAATAACATTTAAACTCAATTTAAATATGATTACAAACGATATAAAAATACGAATTATCGAAGCTATTAAAGCTAATCGTGAAAATTATCCAAGTGACGCAAAACATGCAGCAGCACTAGGTATTAATACGGCAGTATATAGTGCAGTGAAAAACGGACAAACCGACAAAGTTTTGAGTGATGCTAGCTGGATTGCCATTGCAAGAAGATTAGATGTTGAATTGCGCTCAAAGATTGAATGGAAAGCAGCCAAAACACCTACATATCTTTATATAATGGCACAGCTAGAGTTCTCACAGAACTCTTGTACAAGTGGAATTCTCTGCGATATTCCTAATATTGGAAAGACATTCACAGCTCGCCTATACGCTTCAAGTCACAAGAATGCAGTATATATCGATTGCTCACAGGTAAAAACAAAGCTAAAACTAATTAGAAAGATAGCTAAAGAGTTTGGCGTGAATAGCAACGGACGATACAGCGATGTTTACGATGATCTTGTTTTCTATCTTCGCAGTATTGATCAGCCTTTAATTATTTTAGATGAAGCAGGCGACTTGCAATATGAAGCCTTCTTGGAACTTAAAGCCTTGTGGAATGCAACTGAACGCTGTTGCGCTTGGTATATGATGGGTGCAGATGGTTTAAAAGAAAAGATAAACCGCTCTATTGAGTGCAAGAAAGTAGGCTACACTGAAATGCTTTCACGCTATGGAGATAGATATTCCAAAGTGACACCAGACGATGGCAAAGAAAGAGAGAAGTTCTTGAGAGAGCAAGCACACATTGTAGCAAAGCTTAATGCACCTGAAGGAACTGATGTAAAAGCAATAGTTTTGAAGACACAAGGAGGATTAAGACGTGTTTATACTGAAATAGAAAAATTAAGAACAATTTAAAAGTAAGTGAGATGAAAATATTTGAAATGGAAATGGAGAATGCTTTAAAGGGTATTTATGCAGAAGTAAAGCATACTAATAAGATATTAGAGACAAGTCAGGAAAAGTTTGCTGAGCAAAGAAACTCAATGAAAAAGAAACCTACACACATGTTGATTGATTATGAGCAACGCAAGTATGAAGTGATGAAAGATGTTTTTACAAATTCCATTGTAAGAATGGTAGTAAAAACCGATGAAGTTGCAGATACATTTATAGAGAGAGCTTTGATATTTAGCGAAAAGGCTGCAGATAAGTTCATTGAACGCTTAAAAGCTGGAGGTGAAAAAAGATGACAAAGCAAATAAGAGCATACAATCCTCGTGAAGTTTCACAGAAGAAATATGAAGTCATCAAATGGAATGGACAATGGAAAGAATCATTCGGACGTCCTGCCATGAATGAAACATGGTTTATCTCTGGAGCATCAGCGCAAGGTAAAAGTTCTTTTGTGATGCAATTAGCAAAAAAGTTTTGCGAATATGGAAAGACTTTATATGTGAGTGCAGAAGAAGGTATAAGGCAGTCGTTTCAACGAAGACTTAAGATGTTTGAGATGAATTCTGTTGGACGAAAATTAAGCATCATAGAAGATCCAGATATAAACCTATTGAAAGAAAGATTATCTAAGCCTAAAAGTCCTCGATTCATTATTATAGATAGCTTTCAGATGGCAAACTGGACCTATCAAGATGCAATGGAACTAATAGAAAAATTTAATAAGAAAAGCTTTATTTTCATTTCGCAAGAGTATAAAAGCTGTCCAATGGGAGCAGATGCAGTTAGATTGAGATATGCAGCAGGCGTAAAGATTCGAGTGTCTGGCTTTATGGCTCTTTGCTCTGGTCGTGAAAAAGAAACTGCAGGCGGTGGCGGATTTGTCGTTTGGGACGAAGGAGCGATAAGATATGGAAATAAAATTGCAGTTGAAAAGAAAAACGAGATAGATAATAAAATAAACAACAACGATGAGTAAAGTAAGTGAAATAATAAATTTAACAACACCTAGTTATCCTGGCAGTTCTAATCCAATAAGCACTGCAGGTGTTGTGCGATTGAACAAGGATTGCAAGACAGTTGCAAAGGAACAAGTTGTAAGTGAAAATCACTTCTGCAATAAATGCCAGGGCAATGGCTATTTTTGGTCTCACAATTCATATAATGAACCTGTGAAAGAGCCTTGCTCGATGTGTGGAGGAACTGGTGAACTAGATGCAGTGGTGACAATTGAGTGGAAACAACAAAATACAAATAAATAATAAGTAAAGATGAAAAATATTTTAACGAACATCGCAAGCTGGTTTAGAACTACTTGCGAAAATGAGAAAAAGACAAGAAGAATTGAACTTGAGAATAGAGTTTGCAACGATGCAAAAGTGGCAATTCAAATCACTGAATATAATGGTACTTTATATGTTTGCCACAACGAGTTGCCTTTGATTCCTGTTGAGAGTTTGAAAAATAGCGTGAATGACACTTTAACTGTTGCACGCCAGGTGTATGTAGACTATAAATTATCGCAATATGAGAGGTAAATTTTATTTCGAAACAAGATGCGGAAAGAAACATCCAAAGTGGATTAAGCTACTTGAGCAATATTTTCGCTTTATTACTTCTAAAAGCAATGAAAGCTTTACGTGGATTACGCTTTGCGCTGAAATGAACGAGGAACTTCTTGCAATTAAAAAGCGAACAGTTCTGAATGAAAAAACCAATCTCACTGCAGAGATTTGCGAAGATAAGGATGAGTACTCAATTGAGATTAAAAGAAATCAAGTGACAATGGCTGTAATCCGATTTAGAGAGAGTTAGAGAATGAAAAAGATAAATAATTACAAGTATTTCTACTTTCTTCTTCGCTATATCTATACGGACAAAGAAGAGCAAGAAGAATATAAAAGAGCTCTTATTTCACGCATCACAGATGGAAGAACAACAAGCTTAAGAGAGATTGATGATCGAGAATATTTCACTCTGATAAATCAACTTGAGGACATTGTAGGAATAAAAGATAAGATTAGGAAAGAGAGAAGCGCAACATTAAAGCTTTTGCAAAAAGAGTTCAATGTTGACACAACAAACTGGAATAAAGTTGATGCAATTTGCCTTTCGAAAAGAATTGCTGGAAAGCCCTTCAGATTTTTAAATATAATGGAGCATGCAGCCGTAAGGCAAAAGTTATATAGCATTCTTTCAAAGGGTGGTTTTAAAGCCAGAAAGAAAGACATCTTACAAGAACTTCAAATTGTGATCATCAGAGAGAACGCAAACAAAAAGAACAATATTAACAATCAAAACAAGTATAATTAAATGGAAAATAAATCAATGTTAGCAGGTTTAACTGCAGAAGAAAAGAAGCAACTACTAAAAGAGTTGCAGAACGAAGAAAAGCAAGAACGTGTAGGAAAGCGCAACGCTTACGAAGCTTTGAGAAAAGAACTACTTCTACAAGTTGAATCAAAGCTATTAGCTGTAGCAACAGATGTAGCACTTTTTAAAGACTGGTTAAATAAAGAGTGTGAGTCATTTAAGGAAGTTATGAGTGAATATGGACAACTCAAAAAAAGTGAGCAGCGCAACTTTACACTTGTGAATGGCTCTTTCAAATTGGAAGTATCTTCGAATAGTGTAAAAGGCTTTGATGAACGTGCAAATATCGCAGCAGAAAGACTTGTGAAATATCTTGAGGAGTATGCAAAGAAAACCGATAAAGGCACTGCTGATCCAATGTATCAACTTGCGATGACACTTTTAGAGCGCAACAAAGCAGGTGATTTGGACTACAAGTCAATATCAAAGTTATACGCACTGGAAGATAAGTTCGATAACGAATATGCAGAGATAATGACATTGTTCAAAGAAAGTAACGTTGTTCAAAAAACAGCACTTAACTACTATTTCTTCCTGTTGAATGATAAGGGTGTCTGGACAAAAATAGAACCATCATTCTGTAGGTTATAGGCTTTAAAGGTAAGAATAAATGAATGTGGGTATTACGTGGGTAATACCCATTTTTTATTGCTGCAAGTAGAATTGGGTATTTTTTGGGTAATACCCAGTTTGCATTATTGGAAATAAAGTTGTATGCCGTTTAGGGGCTTTATTTATAGGCTTTAAAGGGTGTAAAAGATAAGCTGGGTATTCTCTGGGTAATACCCAAATTTTCATTATTACAGATAAAACTATATGTTATTGTTTGGTTTTATGATTCGATTTTGTATATTTGCACTTATGGCAAAAGGTCGAGATAAAGATCTCATTGAACTTCGAGATAAGAAGTTGTTTGAGCGATATTACTACTGGAGCGAGGTGCAACGCCTTCGATTCGACGACACCATCCGCAAACTAGCCTTTGATGAATTCTTTTTAAGCGAAGCAACCACGCTAAGAATTATTAAACGCATGCTTGTGGAGGGTGCTACGGTTGATGGAAAGACTATAAAAAATAGCCGTTATCAAGGTTTTAGACCTTCACGTCGAACGAAAGCGAAGACTTCTGAACTCTCCTTTTTTGCTGAATAGCTTCTGAAACTCTACATGTGTATGTAGATTCATATAGCTTTATCCCATGATTTATCGTTGTATATCTACTAGATGTGCGTATCAGTGCGCCATCGTTATTTGGACGAAAGCCTTGCAGTGTATTATGCAAGGCTTTTCTTAAATCTTCACGTTGCATAATTCTATCAATCGTTTTTGAATTTCTGTGAGTGTCATCATAGCAATCCATAATAAGCTTAACTATAACTGTGCACTCTCCTTCTTGTTTTAAGTCCGATAAATTGCTCCATTGACAACTTGATGCGTCAATAAGAACTGCAGGATATGTCAGTGGGTACATGTCTTTATTTTCATCATCGATGGCGTCGAGTTGTCCGTAATCTTCATCTACCAGTGATAGTTGAGGAATGTTCTTATTTATTTCCTCAATCAAATTAATAATTAGTTCTTCCATATGCTTTTTCTTTTAGTTCGTTTAACTTCTTTTCTATCATCTCTCTTAACTTCTGATTGAGTTCGTAACTCTCACCTATAAATCTTCGCTGTGGGATTTTTAGTGTCTTCTTTTTTGTGAGTGCAAGGCTCATCCACATTTTTGCTTCTGGTGGCATTGCGTCAAAACTCATCTTTGCTTTTTTGTCTTTATCTTTTCCTTTCTTTTGTCCTGCAATGGAGTAAGCTTTTGCCCAGAAGAACTTCTTCATTTTGGGTGTAACTGTTATCGTTGCGCCATTATTATGGTAGTTTGCGTATGGTTGTGGGTTGCTGATGATAACAGTTCCAGGCAAAACTTGCGAAGAGATGCTTCGCATAAGTGTATCAGTTCCTGAAGTTAAAGGCTTATAGCGACTTCCATATCTCTGGCGAACCGTTGTAGCCCAACTTTGATTACCATTGTTGGTAAAACCACCCTGTCTAAAGTTGTTTTTGAAGTGGTTTGTAGCAATAATGGCAGCTTTACGAGGTAGTTCATTTTGTACAGCTTTTGCTATCTCTTCAGGGCATTTTGATATGATAAAAGCAATTTCTTTGGGTGATATTGACATTTTTCTTGCATTTTATTTGGATTGTATTTAATAAAGTTGTATCTTTGCAGTGATCAAATTCAAGATTGATTTTTGAAGTTGGTCGCGCGTCGGGGGGCTTTTCGGAAGTACCCGACTTTTTTTATATCTCAAACTTTTTTATTTTCGCATTTCCTTTTATTACACAGTAAACATTTTTTAGTTGTCTGCTGAGTAGATTTCCATCATTATCACGTCTATATTTAAACATTGATATAGAACTTCTCATTTTTTCTTCATTATACAATGAGCTGTCGTGGAAATACATACAAAGAGAATCTGATTTCTCTGTTACATCTTCTCTGTTATTATAGCGATATAGTTGTTCGTTTTTGCTAACGAATATGTTTGAATACCATCCTCTACCTGTGACTGAACGTATATCCATAATCTTTCCGTCAAGTTCCATATCTAGTGCAGGTAAGAAATTACCTCTACTTTTCTTTGTTTCATTACAAAATAAAACTTTATGCCCGTTTCTAAATAATTGATTCATGCATTCCTTTTCTAGGTCAGATGATGTTAGACCTTCGAAGAAACGTTCAGCTCTTGCACCTTCATGAGTTATGTGTCCAATGTGTGTGGCTTTTATTCCTCCTGTCTTTTTGTCAAATTGTACATCTCGGTATTCAGGATTACTTTTCAACTGTTGATATTCATATTGTCTTTTTCTAAAAAAATCTGCATCTTTATATTGTAATTCTTTATTTATAAAATTGCACTTATAGCAATCCTTTTCCTGATTGCTGAACCATGTTTTTACTTTATTTTTAAACCCTCTATTCTTGTAAAAACTACATTGATTGCAGTCCTTTGGAAAATAAGGATGGGTATCGTTGAACATTTTACCATCCTTTCCAGGATTGTTTTCAAGTCCTCGCTGTGCTGGTTCAATTGGAAGATCATCAAGAATATCATCTGGCGATGCTGGATCATCCGTTGACTCAAGAGAGCATTTGCAGTTCCATCTATCGCCTGGGTGGTGCTTGTTCCAAAATGGATGCTCGACAGGCAGAGTTAATTTCTTCTCCCAGTATCCACGATGCACGGCTTCTGCATCAGGAGATGTAGTCGGCATCCATCGCAAGTTAGGCATGATGTCTTTATTTTCCATGAATGAACGCCAATCCGCTGCGTTATGAGCTCGAAGAACCGCTGTGTTATACTCGGTTTTTAGCCATGAGCCGACATGGTGAGAAGATATAGAAGATATATCTTTCATCCACTTATCAAATGGCTTCAATTTACCGTTATCGTCTAGCAGTTTTGAAGCCATGCTTTTACCCATTGCGTGTGTTTTAAAGGCTGCAAAGATTTCATTTGCATGCTTCACAGCGTCTAAAAAACCTCTATTGTGGTCAATAGAGAATTCGCCTTTTGATAAGCCTTTTGCCGTGGCATCATTCATTATTTTAGTGAGTTCTCTCCACATGGTAGGCTCAA